GATCGGGATCGGCGAGGGCAAGCGGGCTGATCTTGCAGTTGAGCGAGCCAAGGCGATGCAGGCCGAGGCGGACGCGATGCGCGGAAAGGATCCGGTAGGTGCCGCCACAAGAGAGGTCGAGGCGCAGCGACTAATCAATGACGCCAAGCAAACCAACGTCGCCTTGAGCAAGGAGCTTCGGGAGGCGCAGGACGAGCTCAACAAGACTCTGCCCGAGTCGCAGCGCGTCGGGCTTTCGCAGGCGGATTTGATCGACGGTTTGCGAAAACGCTATACAGCACTCATTGTGGAGATCACTGATTTAAACGTCGCGCTGGCTACATTCGAAGAACTCGGTCGACCCATTGGAGCAACTCAGGACGCGATCAATGAAAAGCTCAAGCAGCAGGGCGTCGTTTCCGCGCAGCTGAACAAGCTCCTTGAGGAGCAAGGCAAGGTTGCGCGCGAGGCTGGCGAGATTACGGCAGGCGCTTTCGAGAACGCTGTCCTCGCTGGCGAGAACCTACGCGACACCTTGCAGGCGCTCGCGCAGGATCTCCTTGGCCTACTATTCCGACAGCAGATCACCGAGCCGCTCGCCAAGGGCATCGGCTCTTTCTTTAAGACGCTGCCATTTTTTGCTAGCGGTGGACCCATCTCGGGAAACCAGCCGGCAATCGTTGGCGAGCGCGGACCGGAGTTGTTCGTGCCATCGACGTCTGGACGCATCATCTCCAACTCCGCAATGCGCTCCAGCGGCGGCTCGCCCGCGATGGGCGGCGTCACGGTGAACTACCACATCGCCGCCGGCGTCACGCGAGGCGAACTTGTGCCGATCCTCGAGGCCGAGCGCAAGCGCCTCAAGGCCGAGATCCCAGATATGGTGCGCCGCGGTGGCGCCTACCGCGCAGCGTTCGCCTAATCTATGGCTCTCACCTATCCGCTCACGCCGCCTTCGCCGTTCCGCATCGCGCGGCTTTCGCTGACCGGAGTCAGCGCGGCGTCGCGCAATGTGTCGCCGTTCACGTTTCAAGTGCAGCAGTACAACTGGCCGGGTCAGGCGTGGTTCGGTCAGGTCGAATGCCCGCCGATGGTGCGTGCAGACGCCGAGGCCGTGGTCGCGTTCCTGCTGGCGGCGCAGCGCGGCACGTTTCTGTTTGGCGATTACGCAAACCAGACGAACCGCGGCGGCGTGACCGGCACGCTCACCGTTTCTACCGCAACGGCTAACACCTCGACGCTGACCTTCAGCGGAGCGACTGGCTCCTTCGCGCTGGGCGACTGGCTACAAATTTCGACGTCGCTCTACAAGGTCGTGCAGGTCAACTCGTCGAGTAGCGTCGATGTTTTCCCGGTGCTGCGCGCTAGCTATGCTGCTGGCACCGCGATCACCTATGCGAACGCACAAGGAGTTTTTCGACTCGCGGAGCCGAGCACCGATTGGTCAATCGATCTCGCCAAAATTTACGGAGTGAGCTTTGCCATCGTTGAGGACGTCGCCTGATGAGCATAACGACCGCAGGCCGCACACTTTCCGCCTCGATGGTGACCGAGGTGACTGCGACGCAGCTCGCTCCGATCTTGCTCGCCAACCTTCAGTTTTCGACGCCGGTCTACCTCTGGTCGGGCTACGGGTCGCTGGGCTTTGGAGGCGTGACGTACCTAGGAATCGGCACGCTGGGCGACATCTCACCCATCGAGGAGACCACCGACCTCGCGGCGCGCGGCATCTCGATGCGCCTCTCGGGCGTGCCCACGGCCAACGTCGCGCTCGCGCTGACCGAGAACTATCAAGGCCGCGCCTGCACGATCCTTTTCGGCGCGCTCTCGCCCACCGCCGGGACGCTGATCTCGTCGCCGGTGACGGTCTTCCAAGGCAAGATGGATGTGATGCAAGTGAGCGATGATGGGCAGACGGCTCAGATCACGATGACCGCGGAGTCGCGGCTGATGGACTTCAAGCGACCGCGCGAGATCCGGTACACCGACGAGGAGCAGCAGAACCTTTTCGCCGGCGACGTTGGGCTGGAGTTCGTAAACGACATCCAAGAGAAGGCGATTTATTGGGGCAATCCAAACCAGACGCAGGCGATTAACTGGGACGGCGGCGATATGACCGGGACGGAGGGCGACGGCTATCGATGACAACGACTGACAGACCAGCCCTGCTCTCGCGCTTCATCGAGGAGCGGCGGCGGATGCCATTTGCTTGGGGCAGCAACGACTGCTGCCTGTTTGCCGCCGATTGGGTGCTGGCCGCGACCGGGCGAGACATCGCCGCGGACTACCGCGGGCGCTACACCACCGCGCTGCCCGCGATGCGCTTCGTCGAGCTTGGCGGCGGCGTCGAGGCGATGATCGAGCGCGCAGGAGGTCAAGTGGTGCATCCTACAATGGCGAGGCGAGGCGATGTGATCGCGCGGGACGTCGGCAACGGCATCGGCCTCGGAGTTTGCGTCGGATCGCTGGCCGCGTTCGTAGCCGAGAATGGGCTGCACTTCGTGGACTTCCCGCACAGTTCTTGCTGGCGCTTTTGATTTATGCCGCAACTCGCAATTGCCCAGCTTGTACTTAAGGCGACCTTAGCCGTAGGTCTTGAATTAAAGATCGCGACGGTGATGGCGATTGCAAAGGCGATCCAGTTCGTAGCCTACATCGCGGCCTCGATGGGCGCGAGCAAGCTCCTCCAGAAAAAGATGCCGGGCTTCAGCGACGCATCTCTGGCCGACCGCACGCAGATGGTCCGGTCTCCGACCTCCGCGCGACAGATAATCTACGGCGAGACCCGCGTCTCCGGCACGCTCGTTTACATTTCCACGACCGGGACAAAAAACGAGTTCCTCCACCTCGTCATCGCGATTGCCGGACACGAGGTCGAGGAGATCGGAGACGTCTACTTCAACGACGAGCTTGCGCTCACCGGCGGCGGATCTGCGGCGACCGGGCGCTTTGCGGGCCACGCTGAGATCTACAAGAAGCTCGGCAGCGATACCCAGACCGTCGAGACGAACCTCGAGACCGCGACCTCTGGCCTGACCAACGGCAAGTGGACGAGCAACCACCGCCTGCGCGGCATCGCATATTTGTATGTGCAATTGAAGTGGAGCGAGGAGATTTGGGTTGGCGGCATCCCCAACGTCTCCGCGATGGTCAAAGGCAAGAAGGTGTACGACCCGCGCACCGCGACGACCGCCTACTCGGCCAACGCGGCGCTCTGCCTCCGCGACTACCTGACCGACACACGCCTCGGGATGGCGATGGACTCGAGCGAGATGGACGACACTGCGTTCACCGCCGCGGCAAACATCTGCGACGAACAGGTGCAGATTCTCCCGGTGTCTCCGGTCGTTTATGAGGACCGCTACGAGGCAAATGGCGTCCTTTTCACGAGCGCCTCGCCGGACGAGAACATCGGCAAGCTGCTCTCGGCAATGGGCGGACTGATCGCCTACAGCGGCGGCAAGGTCGTGCCGTATGCCGCAGGCTACCGCATCCCGACCGTAACGCTCAACGAATCGGACTTCGCGGGCGGCGTGCAAGTGCAGACCAAGACCAGCGCGCGTGATCGCGTCAACGCGGTGAAGGGCGTGTTCGTCAGCGAGAAAAGCGAGTGGCAACCAACCGACTTTCCGCCGCTCGTCTCGGCAACCTTCTACGCGGAGGATGGCAACATCCGATACTTCCGCGACGTCGTGCTCCCGCTGACGACCTCGAGCTCGTGCGCCCAGCGGCTCGCGCGCATCGAACTGCGCCGCGCCCGGCAGGAGATCACGATGACCGCACGGTTCAAGCTCGACGCGATGCAGCTCCGCGCGGGCGACACGGTGCAGATCACCAACTCAAAATTTGGTTTCACCAACAAGGTGTTCGAGGTGCTCGACTGGCACTTCGCCAGCGATGGACAGCCGCCGCAGCTCGTTGTCGAAATGAGTCTGCGCGAGACGGCGAGCGCGGTCTACGACTGGAACGTGAACGACGAGATCGAGATGCTGGCGGCACCCACGACAACGCTGCCGAATCCGTTCACCCTTAGTGCGCCGACCAACCTCACATTGACCGCAGACGGAACGACGCAGCTTTTGCAGGCGGACGGCACCGCCCTGCCGCGCATCAAGGTCGCGTGGTCCGCACCGAGTGAGCAGTTCATCCAAGCGGGCGGCAGCGTTGGCATCGAATACAAGGAGATCGCGAGCACGACATACCTAACTTGGGCGACCGTTCCCGGCGATCACACGTTGGATTTTATTTCGAGCGACGTGAAGATCGGGCAGGGCTACAACGTCAGGATCAATGGCATCTCTTATTTCGACGTCGCGACGAGCTACGTCACCTCCAGCATCACCGTGCAGGGATCGTCGACGGCGCCGGCTGCGCCGAGTGGCGGGACTCTCTCGTCTGACGGAGTGAAACCCAAATTTATTCCCACAACGAGAATCCTGTTTTTCGGAACGCGCGCGAGCTGGACGCATTCAACCGCGACCGACTTCTCCTACTACGAGATCAAGGCGACAGCAACGAACAGCGATGCGGCGACCGACTTTTCTTGGGCATCCGATGGAGCCTCGGGAGTGATCCAAACCTCCGAAAACTTCGTCTTCCTCTACAACCAAACTAATCAAGCGGGCTTCGTGCGCGTGCGGGCCGTGAACCGACTTGGCGTTGTATCCGCTTGGGCCTTCATCGGGAACGCAAATGGATTTTCGTCGGTCGGCGCCGGCTCGGTCTCAAAATACGATGACAACGACGTCACGACGACCGGCATAAAGACCGGCGGCCAAAGCAGCACCCGGCAGATCAACGTGCGATATGAGGTCTCTGAGGTTAAGACTCTAACGGGCGGCGCGCCGACGGAAACGATAACCATCGATACCACGAACCGAGGATTCTCGGTGAAGCCAGACGCGGGAGTCATCCAATGCGCGAGCGACTCAAACATCGTCGGCGTGTACGATTTCGACGCTGTTGGCAACTCAGGGACCACCTCGTTTTTCAATCTGAGGACGGTAGACGCGGCCAACCTTCCTTCCGGCAATCAACGCTTTTCAATCGGACTTATCGACTACACCTGATCTATGGCTCTCCAAAAAACCTTCACCCTCCCGAGCGGCGTATCTGGAAACTACATACGGCTGACGGCGCACCGCTGGGATAGGCAGGCGCGCGAGGCGGTCGCGTGGTTCGCGCTCTATGTCGACGCCGCCGCTGCTACGTCGGGCAAGGCGCCGCTGACGCCGTTTATCGCGAAGCTGTGGCTCACGAGCACGACGTTCGACGACTACCTTGCGCCGGCTGCTCTCGAGAACTCCAGCGTGCTCGCGCAGTTGTACGTCGCCGCCAAGGCCGAGCCGATCTCCTGCGACTTCGGCAGCAACGCTTTCGCTGACGCGCTGGACGTTTAGCTCAAAAAAGATTCTGCGTAAGTCGTTGGCCCAGCGCGTCTTGTGGCGCGGCTGTGCAAAAAGTGAAGATTGTGCTTCCGTTCGGCGGGACGGTCGGTATGGTCGTGGTCGTTCAGCAACACGAACAACCCAACAACGAACGACAATGACCTCCACGATCATCACCTCCGACCGCTACATCGCCATCCGCTCCAGCGACGGCTCGCTCTCGCTCAATGGCATCGTCCGCATCCTGACCAAGAACGGCCTGATCCATCCGGCCCGCTGGAACGCCGTCAACTGCCGCCTTGAATCCTGCGCGATCAATCGGCCGGTCGAGGCGCTGCCGATGTACAGCAAGAGCGCCAAGATCGAGTCGAAGCTCGTCGCAGCCGGAATCAACTTTGCTTGGCTCACCGCAGACGAGGCCCAGCAGATCGCGAGCTAACCCTGAGACCTCATCGAGCCCTCCCACGCGGAGGGCTCCAGTGAGTTCTGAGACCAACAACAACCCAACCAACAACGACAATGACAACGACCAAGCAGGTAAAAATCCCGGCCAAGCCGATTAACGCGCAGCGCATCGACGCTGCTCTCGATGAAATCAACGGACGCGCGCAGACGCATACAGCTTCAACCTATGACGTTTTTCGTGCCGCGCGACACGCCGAGGACCGGCTGGCCGCGCTGGGCGTTCCGGCTCGAGACCGCGCCGGCGCCGTCTGCGATTACGTTTCGGGACGCGACGTAAAGCACAGCTACAAATATGACCGCAGGCTGAACACCGTCAAACTGCTTCGCAACACTAACGGCTGGACGGTCGCCGAGATTAAACTGTGGGACGCTACGCCCGCGGCCAAGACGG